GGTCTGCCCCGATGGCTGATTTGATCCGCCTTTTGACATTTTTAAATCTCCTTAGCCAACACTGTGGCCACTTCTCGATAATCTTTCAGTCGCCGCGCCCAACCCTTGCGCCCGACCATTTCAATTCGACGGCACCCACGCTGCCGCGCCCACGGGATCACTACGTCTAGCTCCAGCGCCCGTAATTCATCGAACTCCCCGCCAGCTAACCAGATGCGGCAGTGGCTGCCCTGCGGGTAGCCGACAATTTCTGTCACCATCGCCGAGTTTTCGGCGGGCCAGAACTGGGCCTGATCGTTCCGCAGTAGATCCAGAACGTCATGCTCGGTGTGCGTGTCGCCCGCGTGCTGCAACGCCGCCAGGATGTGGTGGCGTAATCGCCGCCATTCATCCCAAAATAGCGTAGCGGAAGGTTCTGTCTGTCTGGCTGTTGTTTGCATGGGTCAGTGTCAGTGTCTGTTTTCCTTGGCTGCTTACATAGATGGTGCCGTTGCCGGCCTCGGCCGAGGCATTGGCCGTCGTTGGCATCAGTCCAAAATAGCTTGTTGCGCTTAGTCGCTTGTCAGCCACCACAGTGCTTGCCGCGCTGGCTGTCAGCGTGACGCTGCCGGTGGCGTTGATGCCGCCGTCTAATGCTCTGTTGACCACCTCCGCGACCTGGCGCGGCGATGCGCCGTCTTGCGGTAGGCGTCTATATTGGTTGGCCATCAGCGCCTGCCGGCGCTTTGCACCTGCACATCGACGCCCTGGGCGTTTGTCCAGACGCCGCTGACGTTCAGGCGTACCCGGTGAAAGCGCCCATTGGAGCGCACGGGTGCCCAGCCGTCAGCATTGATACTGGCGGCCGCGCTGGTCGTTTCGTTGTCTTGTTGCCGGTTGCGCGTCAGCACTTGCACGGTTGTCGTGGGGCTGCCTGTGACAAGCGGCGTGACCGCATTAATCATTATACGCTGGCCGTCTGGCAGGGCCTGTTCGCCGGTTTCGATGACACTGGTCAGCGCAGTGCCGGTGAAGGTACTGATCTTGCTGGCGTCGCTGCCTGCAAAAGCGAACTCTCCACCTTTCCAAATCGGGCTGTCCAGACTGGCTGGCAGTGCGTCCAGGCTGCTGTTGACGTTGTTCAAAGTTTCAAGGGTGTAACCGGCGGTATAAATCGGCGCGACCAGATCCGTATCCACCTCGCCGCGTGCCCAGCGGCCCAGAGAGTAGTTGTAGACCAACAGCTTGTTAGGCTGCGGCCCGCCCACTCCGTCAGAGTAGGCCAATACATATAATTTGTTAACCGGGTCGATAGCGGCAGAACAACGGTCAACGTCACCAAGGTTCAGGTCTTCAGCGAAGAACCGATCAATCTTCTCGGTGCCAATTGGCGTCGATGCCGCGCCGTCAAAAATATAGAATCCGTCGCCCGACCAGAAAATCGCACTCGACCCGATGGCCGCTACGCTGCCGGGTATCGCGCAGCCACGGGCTGTCTCGACCGCATCGAACTGGAAGACCAGAGGCGAACCAGCATATGTGCCTCTGACAATTCCCTCTTCGCATAAAATCGTAGCGAACTCGCCGCCGACCAAGCCGGTGATTGCGCCTAATCCGTAAATCGTTTGGCTGTCGGCCTGCGTCGTTGCGCTTGCTGCCCAGCTAGTGGAATCACCGATCCCAGACCAGCGCACTTGCTGGTTGGATGTCGAGGTATTGGCCGTCATCACAAAGTCGCGCACGACAGCGATAAATTTGGACGTTGGGGCGCCGGTCACGTCAGCGAAAAGCGATGAACTGCCGAGCGTGTAGCTCTGTAGGATCTGCGAATTACTGGCCGCGATGACGATGTCGCCGAATTGAACGAAGCGCCAGGGTTCATCACCGGTCAGTGTGTAATTACCGGACTTGCTGACATTGTCGAGATCACTGTCGCCGGCGGCAAACAAATAGAGTTTGGTGCTATCGCCGGCAAACAGCTTGACCGCGCCGTCGCTTTGCTTGGCCGGGAAGATGCCGCGTAACCGAGCGTCTGCCGCGTTCGACAGCGCCGACAGGCTCGGCAACGGGCGATAGCCCTTGGCTGTTGGAATGACGTTCAGGGCGTCGGCGCAGCCAGACCCGAGGTTTGGCTGGTCGGGCGTCCACTCACCAAAATTGATTGCTGTCATACTCTCACCCAGGTTTCACTGCCTGCCGATACTTTTGACCATTCTCCCAGGAACCCAGGCGAACGATATTTGGTGGGGGTTGCGGCCAGCGAAACGATCACTGACGGCGATGCTTCTCCGAGTCCAGTCCTAAGCCCAGCCGCTGCAACTGTTACCGAAACGCTGGGCGTCGCTGCGCCTGTTGCGACCCGCAACCCTGCGGCAGCAGTCGAAGCCGATACGCTTAACGCGGCAGCGCCAAGCGCCACTCGAACGCCAGCAGCCGCCGCAGTAGCCGATACGCTTAATGCGGACGCTGCGTCCCGTAATGTCGCAGTATTCCAAAAAGCGTTGTCGAGCGAGGTCGGGAAGCTATCGAGGTTCCCGCCGTACCAACTGTCTAGCTGTTCTAAATTTGGTCCGGTTACATCTGCCATTTTGGGGGATCAACTAGGCCGCCGTTATGGTGATTGCGCCGTTGGCGACTTGGAAAACGTCCCCCGATGCTATGGTCTTAGAGACTGCAAGAGCTCCGGTGAAAAGCAAGTTTCCAGAACTGACAGCGTCCGAAATTCCTATATGGGTCAGGGTGCCCCAACTCCCGGTTGCAGTGGGAAACGTCACCACACCTGAACTGGTCGCAACGCCACTTGATGCAGCGCCAAAATTTATGTCTTGGCGCACATACCCTGATCCACTTAACTCCGTTCCACTACCGGCGTCGGTCGGGTCCGTTGTCCAGAGCGATAGAAACACATTAGTCGGTGCCGTGTACGCGCCCGTACCCAGCATGTGGTCGAGCATTTCGTTTTCGGCAAAGTTACTTAAAGCGGCCATTTAATATTCTCCTATGGAGCAGATGTGGTTTTCATTAGTAGAGGCGATCCGCCCCAGCGGGCCTCTTCGTCTTCGGCCTTCATCTCGGACATGGCGCGCCCGAATATCTGGTCAAAATTGTTGGCCTGCGCCGGGTCCATCAAATATCGATGCGCCTCAACCAAAGTTCCATATAGGTAGGCGTCAGGACTCCTGATCAAATAGGTATTGTTGGTCTGCGAATCCGACAGCGCCGGAATGCCTTGCGTGTAAAGGATTTCAGCGGTGTAGCCGCTGTCCGGTGTTGGCGCCCATTTAATCTCCCCGCCGATTACCGCATAGGCCAGAGGCTTGCCGCTTGCCGTGCTTGGGTAAAACTGCTCCAGCATTCCAGGCGGCATAAACCTCAACACCGTGGTCGGCGTGGTATTTAGTTGCACCGCGCGGATTGTGCGCAAATCGGTCGGCAATGCCGTGAAGGCATCATCCACCGTCAACGTCGCAGTGGCTCTGGCTTCCTGGGCGCGGGCAAAGATGGTGCGGTTCATTCGGCCTTCAGCCAACGCGACGAATTCGGGTATGCGATCTGTCAGGTCGTCGCGCCCGAGCCAGTTTGCTGCCGCGGTTTTTAATTCGTCGAAATTCGTGATAGCCATCTAAACCAACCTGCCGCCAGACGTGCGGAAAAATTTGTTGTCTGGATCTTGCAGCCACCGCATCCACTTTTTTTGATTTTCCTTGGGCGGGCCTAATTTTGCCAGCAAATCAAAATACAGCGCCGTCGGAATCTCGGCGACTTTCTGGTGATGCTTCTGCGTGTTGCCGGTCATTTGCCCAGGCCGCCACGCGGCTTCCTCGGCCTTGGCCATCTCAAGCACGGGCGTCGCGTCTTGCTCGGTGGTTATGCCCAGGCCGTCAGCATCATCGGTCAGCCATGTTTTTTTCCGCGTCAGCGGGTCAGATGAAAGTAGTTTTTTGCCCATTGCCTCGCCATAAAAAAAGCGGCCGAAGCCGCTGGAAAAAGGGTGGGGACGGCCGAAGCCGCCCCCGGTAGGTTTTAACGCTACTAGGTGCTCAGATCGTAAACGCCGCCGTGTGATTTTGGCGCTTTAACTATGAGAGTCCATTCGCTGGTGATGCTGAAGCGAGACGCATCCCCAACTGCCGCCACATCGGAAACCGCGAACATACGGCCGGGCAGATGCCCGATGCTGTAGTAGTCAGAATCCAAGAGGAAGATGCGATCATCAGCATTGAAGCGGTCAATGACAACATTCAACAGGCCGAAGTCTGTCAAATACATTGATACGCCGCCGATTATGGTGGCTTCCTTTGGCGTGGTCATATGCAACTGGTTGGTCACCGCGCTGCCCGAGGACAGATCACTGAACGCAACCTTGTTGGCCGGCGATACAACCATCATGTCGGGCTGCCCGCCGTCGGTGTATGCAAGCAAATTAGCTGCATCAATTTTAGCAAGCGTCAGGGCGGCGTTGGTGCCGGCGAGGTCGCTCACGTTCGAACCATCCCCGGAGGGGGTTGTAGACGCCGAGATGACGTTGATGTTGGTGATATAGCTCATCAACTTGCCGGCCTTGCGGGCGTCGCTCGCGGAACGCGCTTCGTTTTTGCACAGCGATTTTTCTATATCTCGCCTTTGCTCCAAAGACTTTGAAATCTTAACGAAAGCTGATTCCTTCGCTCTACCGGCAAGGTCTACGGCGTCGAGAGTACCGGAAACTTGCGCGGCCTGTACTGAGATTTGGTGATAATTTCCGAGGCGAGTCGTGGCGGCGGGATTAACATACGAAAAATCCGCACCCTCATTCACGTAATTTGTGTCTACCATTTATATTCAGGACAGTTCGCTAAACCATCCCCGCCCCGTAGGGCCGCTGCATGTCGACATGCAGATTAGACTATATCATCACCCCAGTGGGGTGTTCCGCGCTTCCCCGCCGCTTGGCAGGTACTCCTAAAAAGGATAGTCGTTGAACCTTCCCCTTGCGGGGCTTGGCTGCTGATTATCTACGAGAGACTTCCCAGCAATTCACGGAATTTTCAATCACGCCTTGCGACGTGATGGGCCTACAAATTAAGCCGCGGCAAGTTCCTGAACCTGCCATTCATGGTAGACCGCCTTCGTGACTTCACGCTTGGCGTTAGAAAAAATGGGCGTCTCATCAGGATCGATTCTGGTGATCACGTCCGTGAGGTCTTCACGCGCGCCAATTGCCGCGCTGGTCGTCCACGTTGCCATCTTGTGGCTCCTTATTTATGGGTCAAGCAGATACTCCACGGCGGCTGCCATGGCATCCCTGCCACTATGTTTGTCGATGCGGTTAAGCTGTTCAGCCCGCCGCCTGGATGATTTTTCGGCTTTGCTTTTGGGCTTACCTGCCCTCACCATTTTTGGTGCGGCCTTGGTCTTGGCCCTGGCCTTGGGCGTTGCGTCCTGCAAGGCGTCGTACAACATTGCCTTGCGTAGGATCGAAATCGCCCTGCTGTCAGAGGCTTGTGATAGCTCTTGCTCACTGAATCCGGCGCGCTGGGCGTAGGTGATGACCGAAGATTTCTCTTTCGCCGCCACGTCGCCGTCCCGCCACTCGGGTATTCGCTCGAGTAGTGCCACCTGTTCGCCCTGGAGATGTTGCTGCCAACGCTGCTGTGCGTCCGCGTTTTGCTGACCCTGGAGCGCTTCACGCTCTAACGTGATTTGGCGCTGCTGTTCCTGCCGGTCACGAAATCTATCCCTCTGGACCATGTATTCCATTGGGTC